CCAGAAAATCCGGTGATCGAGGGCGAAAATGTCGCTGCGCCCGTGCCCCATGATGACGCATTCAAGCCGGTCATCCTGGCAGTCGACGCCCGCTGTCAGGAACAGCACGTCATCGGGCAGGGCATCGAGGCGGAACGGTTCGCGCCGCCCGAACAATTCGTGTTCATCGAGGTCATCGCCTTCGGTGCGCCACGGTTCCCCAAGCACAAGGTTGGTAAAGGTCTGCAAGGTTTCCGGGGTTTTCTTGGCTTCCAGGAATTCGGCTGCAAGCCTGCCCCATCGAGCGTTAAAGTGCGGGCTGATTAAGGCATTGACCTTGAAACCGGCATGGCCCTTCACATCGGGCGCGGTTGCGCGCCAGCGCCCCGCTGCGACCATCGCGGGCTTGTGCCGTTCTTCCACGATGCAGCCGTTATTCGGGCAGGTCCAATGCGCGGAATCGGGGTCACCTTCGCGCCAGTGAATATCCGCCCATTTGATTTCCGAGAATTCGCCACAGGACGGGCAAAGGCACTCATAAATCCGCTTGTCCGACTTGTCATAGAGCCGGGTTGCCGGGCCATAGTCGAAAACAGGCGTGGAACCGGCAATAATCTTCCGGTCCCGAAAGGTCATGGTCCGCATGGTCGCCAGTTCGATAGGGTCGCCTTCCTGCGACACTTCAAACCCGTCTATTTCATCCAAGATTAGGATTTTCGCGGTGTGGCGGCGCAGGTTCCGCGGGCTTTTCGCGGCCAAGAATTTGAGACTGCCGCCCGGAAAGCGGCGGTTCAACATGGTGCTGCGCCCGGTTTCATCGGCTTCATCGCTCAATAAGCCGCGCAAGGCGGGGGACGCCTCAAATACTTGTTCCAAGTCGACGGCATAGTCGCGGGCATCATCGGCAGTCGGTTGAACAGCCAAGATCGGCGCGGGGGCGTTCGCAACGTGACTGGCGATGATGCCAGACAGAAGGGCAGTATAGCCGATGCGCGCCGATTTCAGCACGGTTACCCGTTCAATGCCCGGATCATCGAGGGCATCGCAGATTCCCCGCTGATAGGCCCAGAGTTTCATCTTGCCGGGAAGCGCACTTGCCGTCTGGGGCAGAAAAATGTTCCGTTCGATCCACTCGGCAAGCGGCAGATCGGCAGGGGGTCGCAGGGCTTGCAGCGCCCGGCTGCGAATGGCTTCAATTCCCATTGGCGAGTCCTTCCAGGGCTGCCTTGATCTCGGAGTCGATCTCGGCAACGTCATGGGCGCTCAGGTGCGCAAGTTTCGATCCCACGCGCGACGGCACGGCAAGCATGGTCGACCGAACATCCCGCAAGACATTGGCCCATTCCCGTTCCACGTCTGCCGCCCGGACCATATCGCCCCGCGCCGCCGCGTTTGCGATTTCCAGCTTGTCAGCCTGTTCCCGCGCCAACCGCAGCTTTTCGGCTTTCAATTCGTCGGGAACCTGCCCGCCGCCACGGATAGCCCCATCGCGCAACTGCGAAAGGTAACCATGCAGGGACGCCCGAACATCCCAGCGGGCGCGGCCACCCTTCACAAGAATCCCGTCCTTGGTCTTGGTGCGCACCTGACTCGTGGCGATGCCCAGGAAGGCGGCAATCTCCACCTCGGTCATGGTTGCCGGTATGGCCTCAGCGATTGTCATTTGATCGCTGGCAGGGTTTCGGCGGGTTTGGGCGGCAGGGGGAGCCGGAACAGGGGAAGGCCCCTCAGCGGCCCGCTGATAATGCGGGGCGGGGTCGGCCGTGCCAGGCCCCAGAAGGTCGCTCAGATCGGTGTTATGTTGTAACATTGCTAGGCCCTACGATGCGGAAATTTTTGTAAAGGCTGTTTTTTGGGGGGTCTGTGTCCCCCCAGCCGGTCCCGCTTGAAAAGAACCTATGATCGAACAGGGGCGATGATCGCTTGTGCCCGATGATCGGCTAGGCTGCATCGCCGCTTCTGATTGATCCTGTTTCATCTTCTCATTCCATTCCTGGGCATCGCCACGCCGGACATTCGGACATCCCTAAAGGGATATGTCCGTGTCCGTCCGGGAAGGGTGGCGCTTTGCCGTGTCGGACATGCCGGAAATGTCCGGGCTTTGTCCGTGTCCGTCCGAAACATCGAAACCGTCACGGATTGAATAGAAACCATCATGGCTTGTAACCCATCCATCCCGCGACAGGTCTTGAAGCGCCCGGTCAAAGGCTTTGCGCCGCGTGTCGGGCTTGTCGTTCGCGCAAACCGTGTCCGATGCCATGCAGGCGCGCTTCCAATCATCCCGGCTAACCGGCTGCGCCATACTTTCAAGGATTTTCAGCGCCGCAGCGGGTTGCGGGGCAAGGCGCTTCACCTTGGCCGGTGCCCCATGCAAGGGATTGCAGCGCGGCAGGGTCATCGGTTCGCCGTCCTCATCCGTGCCGCCGTTCTCGGTGGCGATGGTGAAGGCAATATCCCGGTCACAGGTGCCGTTGCGGTTCTTGGTCAGCTTGCCCCGGATGATTCCGGCTTCATCGTCGCGCTTCACATGCAAGGCCACGTCAAGCGCGCCATTCAAGAGGCTATGCCCGCGCGGGGTGCCGCCTTCGGACTTGGTATCATGGTGGATCAACACCACGGCCGCGCCCCAGCGGGTCAACAGCCGGGAAACTGCCACCACGCGGCCCATCGCTTCGGCGCTGTTTTCTTCCAGGCCGGGGAAGGCCATTGCCAGCGTGTCTATGAAGATCAGGGCGGGGCGTTCCGCCTTCACCGCTTCCACCAGCGCCAGAAGATCGGGGGCGCGGTCCTTGGGGTTGGCAGTCAGAAGCTGCGAGACGCCTTCCACCAGCCGAAAGGCTTGGGCGCTGCCATGCGCCTGTTTCAGCGCCTTCACGCGCCCGCGCATCCCGTGGGAGTCCTCGGCTGCGACATAGAACACGCCGCCCGCCTTGGTGCACATCTGGAAGGCTTCCTGCCCCTGCGCCACCATGTAGCCAAGGAACGGGGCAAAGAGGGATTTACCCGCGCCGGGCGCGCCAAAAATACACGCCACATCGCCGGGCGCGAAAAGCCCTTTAATCAGATAGCCGCGGGACGGTGCGCTTTCGCAGTCGTCCGGGGTTAGAAAGGTCAGGGTCGACGGTTTCGGCTTTTCCGGTTCAGGAAGCGTTTCCAGGTCATCAAAGTCATCTTCTGAAACGTATGAAGGCCGCTCATAACCGTAGGCTTTGGCATGATAGAACAGCGTTTCAATATTGATGCCGCCACCAGCCTTGAATCCCTTCCACTTCTGGCGCAGTTCCTTGAAGCCCTTATATCCGAATTGGGTTGATGACCAACTATCCCACTCGGCCAAACCTTCATCGCTGCCCCAGAATTCGGAATGCAGCGCCTGCCCGATTTCAAGCCATGTCCAGTAGTCGCCTTTTTCGAGTTTGATACAGCCCAAGGCGCGCCGCACTTCGGCCCGGTCTGCCGGTTCCCGGAACAGGTCCGAAAGATCGGTGGTTGCCTTCACCGGCTTGGGCTGCGGCCCGATCGAGACAACGCCCGAAACGCGGTCAAGCGGCTGCCCTTCCACCAGGAAGGACTCCACCGTGCGCGCCGCCGTGCCGCCGAAGTAATAGGACTGCGACGGGGTGAAGGACTCGGCTGCGAGGATGCCCCCCAGCGCGCCATTCAGCCGGGCGCAAAGGGCTTCCCGTTCCGCCGGTGCCACCTGCCGCGCCAGAGGTGCAAGAACGCGCCAGCGGGGCGATTCCGGGGTATGGCTGGGGGTTGTATAGATCAAGGCTGCAATGCCCGCCTGGCGCAGCCGTTCGGCCGCGTCTTGGGGCAATACTGCGCCCGCGTCATAGTCGCCTTCCACGCCCGACACGCGCAACAGGTTGGCATCATGGCGCAAGCTGCCCTTGTCGGTTCGGGCATCCCCGAAGCTGCCCAGCTTGACCAGCGGCAGGGCTGCCTTGTCTGGGGCGGTTGTGGCGGTCAGCCGCTGTTGAAGCTGTCGCAGGCTGAGGCGGTCAGCTTCGATCCGTTGCGCCTTCACATCCGGGAACATGGTGACGGCAAGAGGCAGATCGCAGCCTTGATTTTCGGGTGCGGATTCAGTATGTTCCTCGCAGGCGATTTCGAGAGCCGCCGAAGATTCAACGCCGTTGCGGGGACCAGCCGCAGCGGCGTTTTCCTTATCCGGTGGCGTCCATTCGAACAGGTCGCTGAGGTCGGTGGAAGTCAGGTCTTTCACAGTGCAGTTCCTTCATCGAAGGCCCCACAAGGGTTGACAGATCGGAAGAATATTCAGGAATTTCAACGGAACGATTCCGGCGGTGTTTACAGAACAAGCGATTGATTTTGCTTGTTTGCTTCACTCCAGGGTCGCCCACCATCGACAGACGCCTGCGGTGCTCATCTGCCCGGCTCGGCCCGGTCGATGCCGTCATTGCGGCCCCCCCCCCCGCCCGCGGGGGGGGAAGGCCTACTGATCGAGAAAGCTGCGCAGCTTCCGCGACCTTGACGGGTGTTTCAGTTTCCGCAGCGCCTTGGCCTCGATCTGCCTGATCCGCTCGCGCGTCACCGAGAACTGCTGCCCGACCTCTTCCAGCGTGTGGTCGGTGTTCATCCCGATGCCGAACCGCATCCGCAAGACCCGCTCTTCGCGGGGGGTCAGCGAGGCCAGGACCCGCGTCGTGGTTTCCTTCAGGTTTTCCTGAATGGCCGATTCCAGCGGCAGGATCGCGTTCTTGTCCTCGATGAAATCGCCAAGCTGGCTGTCCTCCTCGTCGCCGATCGGGGTTTCCAGAGAAATCGGCTCCTTGGCGATCTTCATCACCTTGCGGACCTTCTCGAGCGGCATCTGCAGCTTTTCCGCCAGTTCCTCGGGCGTGGGTTCGCGACCGATCTCGTGCAGCATCTGGCGGCCGGTGCGGACCAGCTTGTTGATCGTCTCGATCATATGGACCGGGATGCGGATCGTTCGGGCCTGGTCGGCGATGGACCGGGTGATGGCCTGCCTGATCCACCATGTCGCATAAGTGCTGAACTTGTAGCCGCGGCGGTATTCGAACTTGTCCACGGCCTTCATCAGGCCGATGTTGCCTTCCTGAATGAGATCAAGGAACTGCAGGCCGCGGTTGGTGTATTTCTTGGCAATCGAGATGACCAGCCGCAGGTTCGCCTCGACCATTTCCTTCTTGGCCTGGCGCGCCTCTTTCTCGCCCTTCTGCACCTGGTTGACGATGCGGCGGAATTCGCTGATGTCGACGCCGACATACTGGCCCACCCCGGCCATCTCGCTGCGCAACTCCTCGACCTTGTCGCGCGATTTCTCCAACAGCGCTTGCCAGCCGCGCCCCGCCTTGCCCGCCATCCGGTCCAGCCAGGTCGGGTCAAGCTCGTAGCCCTGATAGGCGTCGATGAATTCGCGGCGGTTGATGCGGGCGGCGTCGGCCAGTTTCACCATGCCCGAGTTGATCGCCATGATCCGGCGGTTGATGCCATAGAGCTGGTCGATCAGCGCCTCGATGCGGTTGTTGTGCAGATGCAGTTCGTTGACCAGCGTCACGATTTCCGACCGCAGCTTCTGATAGGCAGCCTCGTCGGCGGCGGAAAAGCGGGTCTTCTCGGATAGGGTCGCATTCATCCGCGCCGACTGCATCTCGGCAAGCTTGGCATAGTCGCGGGCGATCAGGTCCAGCGTTTCCAGAACCTTGGGCTTCAGCGCGGCCTCCATGGCCGCAAGCGACATGTTCGAGGCCTCGTCATCCTCGTCGTCGTCCTCGGCGCGCATCAGGGGGTTGCCGTCGGCGTCCAGTTCCGGCTCGTCGCTGGTGCGGCGGGGGGCCGAGGACATTTCCATACCCTCAAGATCACCGCCGACCATTTCGTCGTCGCCGTCCAGCGACCGGCCAAAGGTCGCCTCAAGGTCGATCACGTCGCGCAAGAGGATGTCTTCGGACAAGAGTTCGTCACGCCAGATGGTAATGGCGTGGAAGGTGAGCGGGCTTTCGCACAAGCCCAGGATCATCGTGTTGCGGCCGGCCTCGATGCGCTTGGCGATGGCGATCTCGCCCTCGCGGCTGAGCAGTTCGACCGACCCCATCTCGCGCAGGTACATGCGCACCGGATCGTCGGTGCGGTCCAGCGTTTCCGACGTGCCACCGGCAATCGCGATCTCGCGCGACCCCGATGTTTCCACCAGATCCCCGGCCGAGGGTTCGGCCTCTTCCATCTCTTCGTCCTCGGTGACCTGGATGCCCATCTCGTTGAGCATCGACATCACGTCCTCGATCTGGTCGGAGGACACCTGATCGGGCGGCAAGACGGCGTTGAGCTGGTCGTAGGTGATGTAGCCGCGCTCGCGCGCATCGGCGATCATCTTCTTGACCGCCGCCTGGCTCATGTCGAGCGAGGTATCGGCCTCGGGCTCATCGGGCTTGGCGTCGTCGGTGTCCTTGAGGGCCATGGATGCTCCTTCGGGGGCTTGGCGAATCAGGGGGCGAATCAGCGGCGGGTGCCCTGACTCCATAGCGCGAATCACGTCCGGGGAAAGCGGTCGGGCCTGCGCTTGATCCAGATTTCGGCGTCGATCATGTCTTGCAGGCCTTTCGACAGGGCATTGCGGTCTTCTCCCAGGTCATCGGCGTCGGGCAACCGGGTCCGTTCCGCCTCGTTCCGCGTGGTCGAGGACTGTGCCAGCCGCCAGGTCAGACCTTCATCCACCAGCCCGTCCATCTCGACCATCGCCTCGGCAACCTCGGCACGCCAGCCGCGCCTTGCGGCCAGCTTGGCGAAGCCTTCGGCCACGCAGGACCGGGCCAGATCCGTGTCGGCCGGCTTATGCACCGGCGGGGCCGACCGGACTTGGCGTTGCTTAAGAAGGTTTTCAAGGACCGTGCGGGCGGCATCCTCCAGCATGGCGCCTTCCCTGGCCGCAAGCAGGCCCAGGCGCAGCGTATCGAAGCCCTCGCCATGCAGTTCGACCGTCTCGAGGTCGGTCTCGAACTCGGGCAGCAGCCGCGGATGCTGCGCCAGCGTGGCCAGCAGCACCGCCTCCAGCGTCGCCTCTTCCACCGCCTCGCCGCGCGAGGCGAGCGCCGAGGCGCGCGCCCCCTCGGTCGGCGCGACCTGCGCGGGCGGCCCGCCCCGGCCCGGGCGAAAGCGCGGCGTGACCCAGGGGCGCTGGCGCTGGTCCTGACCGAAAAGGTCAAGGCGAAGCCTGCGGATTTCCTCGCCGTAGTGCCCCCGGATCGAAGGGTCGGCGATGCGGGCGATCGCCGCGCGCAGGGTCTTGTCAAGCGCGGCCTTGCGTTCGGGGCTGTCGAACAGCTTGCCCTCGGTCTCGCGCCGCCAGAGCAGTGTGACCATCGGCTCGGCCCGGTCAAGCACGCCCTGCATCGCCGCCGCGCCCTGCCCCCGGATCAGGTCGTCGGGGTCCTGCCCCTCGGGCAGGATGGCAAAGCGCAAACCCTGCCCGGCCTCCAGCATCGGCAAGGCCAGATCGACCACCCGCAGGGCCGCGCGCAGGCCCGCCTTGTCGCCGTCGAGCGCGATGATCGGCTCGGGGTGGATGCGCCACATCAGGCGCAACTGATCCTCGGTGACCGCCGTCCCCAGCGGGGCCACCGTCGCCCCGAACCCGGCATCACAGAGGGCGATCACGTCCATGTAGCCTTCGGCCACGATCAGCGGCTGCCCCTTGCCCGCCGCATCCCGCGCCGGGCCGATGTTGAAAAGGTTCCGCCCCTTGTCGAACAGCTCGGTCTCGGGGCCGTTCAGGTACTTGGCCTGGGCATTGGGGTCCATCGCCCGCCCGCCAAGGCTGATCGCGCGGCCCCGCGCGTCGCGGATGGGAAAGATGATGCGACCGCGGAAGCGGTCATAGAAGGTGCCGTCATCCGCCTTGGCCACCAGCCCCGCCGCTTCGATCAGGGGCGGGGCGATACCCTTGGCCTGCAGGGCCTGCAGCAGGAAGGTGCGGCTGTTCGGGGCAAAGCCCAGGTCCCACTTTTCCTGCGTTGCCTCCGACAGCCGCCGCTTCTTCAGATAGTCGCGCGCCGCCGCCGCCCCCTGGGTGCGCAGTTGCAGCTTGTAGAGCTTGACCGCCTCTTCCATCACCTGCGCCAGCTCGGTGCGCCGGTCGGCCCTATCCGCCGCCTTGGGGTCGCGCGCGGGCATTGTCATGCCGGCTTCGCGGGCCAGCACCTCGACCGCCTCGATGAAGGCCATCTTGCCGTTTTCCTTGAGGAATGTCAGCACATCGCCCTTCGCGTGGCAGCCAAAGCAATAGTAGAACCCCTTGCGGTCATCGACATGGAAGCTGGCGGTCCTTTCCTGATGGAATGGACAGGGAGCCCACCAGTCGCCCTTGGCCATGTTCGACTTTCGCATGTCCCAGGTCACCGTCCGGCCGACGATGGCCGACAGCGTCACGCGGGTGCGCAACTCGTCAAGGAATCCGGGGGGCAGGCTCATGCCCGGAATATTGGCGCGCGAGGGGCGAGAGTCGAGTCTGCCCTTACAGCCCGCCCGCCCAGGCCAGGATCGCATCCACCATCGGCGCGGTCTGGCCGGGTGACAGGATGCGGCCCGCGATGACATGGGCAAAGGCGTCGTCGCGCCCGGTCAGGGCGGGGTGGCGGGTTTCCGCATCCGCCCCCCAGGCGGCGGCGATGGCGGCTGTGGCGGCGGGGTCCACCACCTGGTCGTCGGGGGAATAGAGGAAGAGGGCGGGCACCCGTGCCGCGCCCGGGTCCATCCCGCGCACCTGACGCATCAGCGCGGCCATAGGGAACAGCGCCCGGGTCGGATAGCGCGTCGTCCACCACTTGCCGTGATCGGCATTCGCGGGGGTGAAACTGCGCTCGGCTCCCGCCACCAGAGGGCCCCAGGCCCGCACGAAGGGCGCATCGAGAATGGCCTGCGCCGCCCCTGCCCGCAGCCGGTAGTTGGGCGAGATCAGCACCACCCCCGCCAATCCCTCGGCCCGTGCAGGGTCAAGGGCTGCCAGCGTGGCCAGCGTTCCCCCGGTAGAGGTGCCGATCACCAGCACCCGGTCGCCCAGCCTGCGGCCGATCGCCAGGGCCTCGTCCAGATCGGTGATCCAGTCCTCGGCCACGGCCTGCGCCATGGCCTCGCCGGTACGCCCGTGTCCGGCCAGCCGGGTGAAGTAGAGGTTCGCCCCCAGCCCCCGCGCCACCGCGTCGGGCAGGGGCCGCACCTCTTCCAGCGTCGCCGAAAAGCCATGCAGGTTGACCACGGCCCAGGGCGCTTTCGCCCCCTTCTCTCCGGCCCAGACGATCTGCTTTTCCGCGCCCGGGATGACGTCGGCAAAGACGCCCTCGCGGGTGGCGAGCCAACCGTCAAGGTCATCGGGCAGCGCCGCGCCGTCAAAGGTCACCCGCGTGTCGACCCCCTCGCGCGGCGCCACGAACCACAGGCCCAGCCCCGCCACCACCAGAACCAGCAGTACCCGCCCCAGCCACCTGCCAATGCTACGCATGCCGCCCCCGCTCCAGACCATCATCCACCGCCTGCCCGATCAGCGCCAGGCAATCGGGCGTCGAGAACCGGTGATCCGCCCCCTTGACCAGCGTCAGCCGGATATCCGGCCCCGTGGCATGGCCAAGCAGCCGCAGCGCCACCGCCACCGGCACATCAACATCCGCCGTTCCCTGCAACAGCCTGACCGGACAGGGTAGATCAAGGGGCGAGGCCAGCACACGCTGCGCCGCGCCATCGGCGAACAGCCGGGCGGTAAAGACATCGGGGTCACCATAGGCCGAGGCCCGCACGACCCGCCCTGTCGCCGCCAGCATGGCCCGTTCGCCCTCGGTCAGCCCCGCCATCAGGTCATCGGTGAAATCCGGCGCGGCGGCGATGCCGACCAGCCCCGCCACACGGTCGGGCATCGTCCGCGCCAGGAGCAGCGCGATCCACCCGCCCATGGACGACCCGACCAGTACCTGAGGCCCGACTGTCAGCCCCAGCACGGCGGCGGCGTCCTCTGCCCAGTCGCCGACGCAGCCATCCTCGAACGCGCCACCCGACGCGCCATGCCCCGAGTAATCGAACCGCAGGAACGCCCGCCCCCGCGCCCTGCACCAGTCCTCCAGCCAAAGGGCCTTAGTTCCCGTCATGTCCGACCGGAACCCGCCCAGAAACACCACCCCCGGGACCGCGCCCGGGGTCAGGCAATGGGCGATGCGACGGCCATCCTCTGAGATCAGTATTTCTGACACTCCTATGGCTCCC